CTGACAGCGTCCTGGCTGACAGCGTCCTGGCTGACAATAGTCAACTACATCTAGTAGTTGGCTATTGGCTTTCTGCTAACGGCTAACGGTTGAACAATAGCTTCGGCAGTTAGCAAGCGGGGCAGTCAAAAGTGTATGCAAGCTGACAACACCATAATCCCCAGGCGCCAACACGGCGCATAAAACGCCAGCATCGATCGATAACGGACAACACTACATCTAGTAGTTGAGCGTCAATTCTGACAGCTACGCAGCTAACAACTAGTAGTTGACTGTTTAAGTCATTGATTATTAACGCTATTATTTTCAATTTCGCATAATCATTATTTCGACAAATAACACTAACATACACTTATAATCGTAATTCGATATATTTTAACTAACAATTGTTAGCTAACAGATAACAATTGTTAGCTAACGGATAACATTACTACTGAGAAATGTTGTCAGTTTGACCCCCTTCGGACACTTTTGGCCGACTGACCCCAGGGGCACCTATTTAGCCGCGCGGCACTTTTTTACAAATAGTTGACAGCTTGACAACTACAAGCTTTTAGCCCCCAGCCTAAGCAGACATCCCCCGGTAAAAACGCTTGCACCCTAACTAAAAAATAAATATAATAAGGACGTAAAACAGACTTGAAGGTATATTATGGAAAATTGGAACGCTTTAGATGAATACGAAGAATGGCGCGATATCCCGGGGTATGTCGGACTATACCAGGCAAGCAGTCACGGGCGCGTACGCAGTGTGGCCCGGCTGTTGCAGTCTTCGATCGATGAGGGGTTGCGTATTCATAAAACGCTACTGAAACCAGGGACCAATAAGCAAGGGCGTTTAGGCGTGATATTGTCTAAACCGGTGTGGCTGTCTGAAACGCCGGGAATTAAACGCTATCAGGTTCACCGGCTGGTCTATGCGGCTTTTCACGGCGAAATACCTGAAGGCGCGCACGTATTGCACAAGGACGGAAATCATCTCGATAATGCGATAACGAATCTGTACCTGGGCAACCATCTGCAAAATATGCGGGATAAACGGCAACACGGAACGCAGACTGAGGGTGAAGGCCGTCCAACATCGAAAATGGACGAAGAGGCCGTGATTCGTATTCGTTACGGAAACGAAAAACAGAAAGTACTGGCGAAAGAGTATGGCATCAGCCAGGCAGCGGTATCGCATATCCGCAACTTTAAAACATGGAAGCATCTTACCCGGCAGCTGATCCCCGCACCCTCTCTGTTTGACGATCAGGAATAGTTAAATAGTCAAATAGTCAAACCACAACGCCCACCCCCTTACCGTATGCAACTAGCCGTTTTATTTTCTAAAACGCGTTACCGCGCAGCAAAATTTTTCGTTTCTATGCAAAAAGTGTTGCCATACAGACCGGTGTGCGGTACACTCGCGCCGTGTTCGCGATGCAAAAACAAAGCCGCCCGGGAGAGCCAGCATGACAGAAATAGCCGAAAAGTACGCACGATCCGTGAACAGCAGTAATCTGAGGGATGACGACCGGCACTTCGCCACCGACGCGTTAATTGCGTTAGCCCTCTCCCCTGTCAGACTGGCTACCGACATGTACCGGGTGAAATATTGCAACGATGCAACCTCGTACAAAACGTTAAGCGTCAAGTGGATAGCGATTGTAAAAAACAAAGCGGAATTACGGCACTGGCCCGAACACATCAACCCGGTTATTGTCGCGAATGCGGCGATGACGTACTGGTTAAATCCGGTGTGCCCGGCCTGTCAGGGGCGAGGATTCCATCCTAAGTTTAATCAGACAGGCGCGTATGAAGCGACATGCAAACCCTGCAGCGGTTCAGGCACGAAACCGGTCACCGCTGAAGCGCGCATTCTGAACCACGTAAAGGATATGGTCGAAACGCTGGCGGAACTGGAACGGTATGCCGGCAACATGGCCGTGAAAAAATTAGCCCGAAAAATGGCGACGTAAAAAATAAGTTGCGCGATAGAAAACTAAGGTGTATATTCCGTATCACTGCAGATCCGGTTTCACAATCCGAAATGCATAATCAGGGCGAAAGCGGGGCACCGTCTTACCTTAGACGCTTCACTTGATTGCTTAACTCGCTCTGAAAAAAGCTGTGCCGCACGCGAGCCGGCTTTTTTCTTTGTACTCCCCCTCATTCGCTTCGGTGGGTGAGCGCGGGGTTGCCAAAGCAACCCCTGCATCCAACAATCTCCGGCCATGATCTTAGCGTGCGTCATGGTCTTCGCGGTTCCTAAACAGGACCGTTTTTTATTTGCGGGTGGTTTATGGCTTATGTTCCCGATACCAGCGACAGTCACGATTATTTGCGGCCTAAGATACGGCCGAAGAAAATAGTGCGCCATGGTGAACGCCGCGGAATGCCGCGCGCGAAAACGCCGGAAGAATGGACGACGATCGAGCTGGAGTATTTGCAAGGCGCAACCACGACGGAATTAGCCGACAAGCATCAGGTAAACCAATCCACGATCAGCCGTAACGTTTCCCAGAAAATCAAAATGATCACGACTGTCGCTAAAGATTTATTTTCGGCGGAGACTGACGCATCGCCGGAAGCCACTGCTGCCGCCGACAAGGCGCGGGCAACACTGGAAAAGCTCCCGAAAGAACATCAGGAGAGCACGAAAAAATTAATTGATCAGTTGCGTTCCATGACGACAGAAGTTGTCGGCGCGGCGAATTACGGTGCCAAAACGGCGCACGTACTGGCGCAGGCGGCGAATAAGGAAGTCGAAAAACTGAACATGGAAGACCCCGATGCGAACAACCACTTAGTGGCGCGCAACGTGATGGCCCTCTCCACAGCAGCGAATAAAGCGCTGGAACCGGCTTTAGCGGTACTGGCCGGCAATAAGGAAGCGTCTGCAAAAGCCCTGCAGGATATCACGGCGAATGTCGACTTTGCAGGAATTAATGCGATCGACGCCAGCAGAGCCTATCAGAGGATGTTGTCTGGCAGTTAGTTGTTTGGAAAGGAAGGTGATCAGTGTCTGAACTACCCAAGCACCCCCGGCCCGAACCAAAGACTGCACCGCTGACAGCCGATCAGATCAGGCGACAGTTGGGCTGGGGGCTGTTGGCTTTAAAGCCAAAACAGCCTAAGAAATAAGCGTTTATGCGCCCTCTTAATTTCGATTACATGAACCCGGATTACAACGCCGTGTTCCAGATGCGCGCTGACGCATTAACATTCATCCGTAACAACCCTGGTGAGCTCCCCGGGATTAAAGCGTACTACAAAGAACACATCCCGCAGTTTATTATGGACTGGGGCGTGACGGTGGATCCAAAAAATGTGGAGCGCGGTCTGCCCAGCCTGATTCCGTTCATCCTGTTTCCGAAACAGGAAGACTGGATTAACGATGTTATCTGGTGCTGGCATAACCAGAAACCGATGATGACGCTGAAAACGCGGCAGATGGGTTTCTCCTGGCTGGCCATGGCCGTCGGTTGTTCGCTCAGTATTTTTAATGAAGGGATGGCCATCGGCGTCGGGTCACGTAAAGAGATTTACGTGGACTCGGTGGGCGACCCGAAATCGCTCTTTCACAAAGGGCGCACATTTATGGCCAACCTGCCCGTTGAGTTTCGGGCGGGGTGGGAAGCGGGTAAGCACGCGCCGCATATGCGGCTGATTTTCCCGGAAACGGGCGCCACAATTACGGGCGAAGCAGGAGACAATATTGGCCGCGGAAATACGACATCCATTTACCTTGTGGATGAATCGGCGTTTCTTGAAAGGCCGCATCTGGTGGAGGCTTCGCTGTCACAGACAACGAATTGCCGTATCGATATTTCGACACCGAACGGGTACGGCAATCCATTCGCAGATAAATGCAATGGCGGCAAAATTAAACTTTTTACCTTTCACTGGCAGGACGATCCCAGGAAAGATATCGCGTGGTACAACCGCCAGTGCGAAGAACTTGATCCGGTCACCGTCGCGCAGGAAATAGATTGCGACTTCGCAGCCTCAGTGGAAGGCGTTTTGATCCCTGTCAGCTGGATTAAAGCGTCGGTTGACGCGCACCTGCGATTGCAAATACCTCCGTCAGGCATGAAATCCGGCGGACTGGACGTGGCCGACGAAGGTAAAGATATGAACGCGTTCTGCGGACGTCACGGCATTGTTCTGGAATACGTCGATGAATGGTCCGGTAAAGGCAGCGATATTTTCAGGACAGCTTTTAAAGCCCACGATATCTGCGACGCGATGGGATACGAATTATTTAAGTACGATAGTGACGGACTGGGCGCGGGCGTGCGCGGCGACGCGCGTATCATTGCCCAGCGGCGCACCGACAACGGTCAGCGGCCCATTGAAGCCGAAGCCTTCCGCGGTTCTGAAGCCGTCTTTAACCCTGAAGGCGAAGACGTTAAAGGACGCAAGAATAAAGATTATTTCCGGGACCGTAAAGCGCAGGCCTGGTGGGCGTTGCGCCGCCGGTTCGAGAAAACGTACGGGTGGGTGGTCGAAGGACGCGTATGCGATCCGGACGATATTATTTCGATCAGCTCAGCCATTAAACATCATAGCAAACTGGTTGGCGAACTGAGCCAGCCAACTTATGTCACTAACGATATCGGTAAGATCGTGGTGAACAAAGCACCAGACAATACCAAGTCGCCAAATTTAGCCGACGCGGTTATGATCGCTTTTTCGGTGACCGCACGAAAACCTATCACGATCAGTCAGTATGCTGTAGCGGCGATCTAAATTATTTAAAAGGCTTATCATGCAAGGTATCCTGATCACTAACGGCGGCCCGCACTCCGGCGCAGCCTGGGCAGAAGCCACAGCCACCCATATTCTGGCTATCGCTGATGACATCGCACCGGAAAAACGCGGCGTAGGTATTAAGCTAATGGGCGCTATTGTCGATATTCTGGAAAAGCACCACGACGAGGTACAAGCCGGGGAACGGTTGTTTATCGCTAACGACAGCAGCCGGCTGGTCGCTGACGGCAGCCCGTCTGACCATACCGATTTAGACGCTGCTGTAGCGGCGATTATCGCCGCAGGCCAGGCCACCCAGTGGGCGCCCGATTTTAGCGACCCGGCAATGCCTGACCGTATTCGCGCCACACTAATATCGCATTTTCAGACAAGTATGCAAATTGAACGAAGCTGGCACGCAGACCGCAATCCTGACCTTGGTCACAGTATCGAATTTAAAGCCACACTGGCACCGGCTGTTACCCCTGCTGGTGACAGCGCGGCGATCACGACCGGAGAATAACCATGGCTGGTATTACCACCGCACTCCCCTCTCAGTTTAAGGTCAGCGTCTTACAGGGCGGCCACTGCTTTAACGGTTCGGGTACAGCGACCGGCACAACGGCTAACACAAGCACACATATCACAGCACTGTCGTCGCTGGCCAACGTAGCTATCGGTTGCAGCGTATCAGGCACCAACGTACCGGCAAACAGTTTTGTGGGTGCGATCGACAGTGCCACGTCTTGCTATATCACCCAGGCATGCACAGGTGCCGGGTCACCTACATTAACCTTCGTCGGGCATAATTTTAATTGTGCCCTGATGATTGCGACGGTGACAGGAACATATGGCGCGGGGTCGGTTCAGTGGGGGTCAAGTTCAGGGTCGCCCACAACAACCAACTTAGGCACCGATGAATTAGCCGGATCGGGCGGATATACACAGGGCGGACAGGCGTGCGGCGGCGCATTAAATACCACACCGGTGCTGAACACGCTGGTCGCTGTCACGCAGCCCACAACAAACCCGAGCTGGACATCGGCTACGTTTAGCACATCAGGATGCATGATTTATAACGCGAGTAACCAGACTTATTGCGCTTATATCGGCAGCTTTGGCGGTACACAAACCGTAACGGCTGGCACATTTACTATACTCCTGCCCACAGTAGGCTCAACCACCTCTTTAATTCGTATCGCTTAATAAGTCATGAGTGACAATAGCGCATCAAGCGGCGGGGCCGGCGATATAATCCGTACGGTAGCAAAAACGGTCAACGCAGGTGTTAAAACACCGATGACCATCCTCGACGTAGGGGGTGGGGCTGACGGTAGCAGCGAATCGGCATGGACCGGAAGCGTTAACAGTAATGACGGTTCCGGTTCCCCGATTAACAGTTTATCAGCCGGTGCCGGCCAAAACGGGCTGATGGTTGCGCTGGGCGCGACTAATTTTTTTTACAGTACAGTTAATACCAGCACCGCACAATTAGCCCCCGGGCAAATATTTCCCGGCGCGATTGAAACAGCGGAAGCGGAACCGGCTATCACGTTTTTATGTACATCAGATCAGCCGCTTATACTAACTGTTTTGCAATATGTCGATATTCTCGGGGTAAATCTGGCCGATGTGTGGACGTATTTAGTCACGCCGGGCAACGCGGTTAATATCTCACGCATTTTGAACGGTAACTACGTCAAAGTAACGGCGCAAAATGTCGGTCCCAACACGACCACCCTGTTTAATTTGAATGTGGCATACGGCGCTATTATGCCGGTGACTAATTTAGGTAACCTGCCCGTCGCATTAAACGAAATCAACGGTGTGGCTATCGCACCGGGCGCAGGACTGCCAGTCACCGTTATTAGCAGCAGCAGTGTTCCCGACCCGGCCACGTTAGCAGCAACATCATCTGACGGGCCGCTATTTCAGGCAATAACGGGCGACCCGGCTGGCGATTTTGCCAACGTCGATTTTATGTCTGCCTTATTTGATGATACGTTAGGTCTTGCGGCACGCTTTAAGATAGTTAATCAGCCAGCGGTCGATGTAAATGGCCGGATACTTGTTTCAGATGCGCCAGTACCAATCCCGTTAAACGGTGTAGTTAACGGCCAGCTCGTCATAGATACGACAGGGTACCAAAGCTTAAATATAACAACTTATGTTATGCAAGCCACGGTGAGCTGTTCTAATGACCTTGTAAACTGGTCAGCGTTATCCGGGACGGCGGCGCTAATAATAAACGGGTACGTAACCGCCATTTCGAGTGGTTCTTACAGTTTCCCTTGTTTAGCACGCTGGATAAAGTTAACGGTAACGGGTGCCGGTAACGCGACAGCCTATTTACGTGCGCAACCCTGGGCGTCGGGGTACGTAGCGCCCGCCCCTGTTAACATAAATCAAATAGGGGGAACAGCTTCAGCCGCCGCAGCCGGGCAAATAGCCCTGGGCATAACAGTAACACCTAGCGGGACGTCATTTGCCACAGTAGTGCTGGCACCAGCAACACCTGTAAGTCAAACAACTAAAAATTCGGCGGGCCGACTGATGTCGATGTCGGTATCTAACTCCAACAGTACAGGGGTCTGGCTAAAACTATTTAACGCAACTACGGCAACGGTAGGCACGACGACACCGGTTTATAACGTTTATATACCGCCAACAGCTTCTTATGCACTACCGATACCCTCTGTTGGTATGTCGTTTTCATCAGGCATAATTTGGGCAGTCACTGGCGCTATCGCCGTGTTGGATGCAACAGCGATCACCGCATCGACTTGTAGCGTCAGTGCTACTTATATTTAAAGGGTTATAACTATGCAAATTACTACGCAAACCGGCGCACCAGCGGCTTCCTCGCCGTCCGGGTCGCAGCCCGTTGTCCGTTCCGGCAACATGAACGACGTAATTGTTTCAGAACTACACGGGCCTTGTTATGAAGGTACGTATCGTAAGTCCCGTTTTGGTGGTGCGATGCAGGCAGCCTTAGCGACAGCAACTATCGCCGGGTTAAGCACCACGGTAACAGGTACGGTAGTGCTTTACAACCCGGTCGGTTCGGCAGTAAACGTCGCGATTGAACGTGTCGGCATCGGTTTTATTGTTGCACCAGCAGCACCGCTGGTATTTGGTCTGGCCACCGGTTACGGCATTGCAGCACTGAGCGGAACTCTGACATCGCTGAATCCTAAGTCAAAAAATATAGGCTCGGGTGCACAGCCTGTTGCCCAGTTATACTCTTCAGCCACGATCACGCTGCCTGTCGTACCTACCGTAGACACTATTTTAGGTGCGCTGGGAACCGGCGCAGTAACCACAACGGAATCAATGCCTGGTATTTACGATATAAAAGGTGAAATTATTTTACCCCCAGGCGGCTATGCGCTCATCTACACCTCTGCAGTGATGGCCGCATCAGGCTTTTTAGCTTCATTTTCCTGGGAAGAAGTACCAGTTTAATAGTTAATTAAAAGGACAGCACTATGTCCATGCTGCTCCTTTTTTCCGGTTCAGCCGGCGGGTCTGTCAGTTATGCCGTCACCGGAGTTCAGGCGAACTCTGTTGCCGGGGTTCTGTCAGTCCGTATTCAGTATCAGGTTGGCGGTGTTCAGGCAACCAGTTCCGCAGGCACCATCATACCTGCGCTGCTACAAGCAATTACCGGCGCTGCAGGCACATCTGCCGCGGGAAATGTCAGCGTAACGACCGCTGTAACTACGGCGGGGGTTCAGGCAACCAGTTCCGCTGGCACCGTGTCGTCAGTCATTGCAGTTAATGTAACGGGCGTCCAGGGGACGACTTCGGCAGGCAGTGTCGTTTTTAGCGGGGCACAAGCCACAGGTGTGCAGGGGGTATCAGGTGCGGGCACGACCTCCGTTGCCATAGCCGTAACATTAACCGGTGCACAAGGGATATCGGGTGCCGGCAGCCTGGTTCCTGGCATCAGTGTGCAGGTAACTGGTGCGCAAGGGGCCGCTTCTCCGGGCAGTCTGGCAGCGGGAGGCAAGACCACCGTGTCAGGGGTTCAGGGCACATCAGCCGCCGGCAGCACTTCTGATTTAATTAATACAGGCACACTGGCAGGCGTTCAGGCTGCGTCAGCATCAGGTTCAGTAATACCTGCAGTACGCGCAGCATTAAGCGGCGCACAGGCCACTTGCGCCGCGGGCCTGATGGCGGCGAACGACGGGCTTTATGCAGCAGGTGTTCAGGGCACCACTACCGCAGGTAATGTAATAAGCGCGGTGCGAACAGGATTAGCAGGCAAACAGGGAAACAGCGCCGCGGGGGTTGTTACCGGTACACCTGTCTGGACTATTAATGTCAGCGGGGTGCAGGGGCTAACAGAGGCAGGTTTTGTTACCGTCGTAATTCACGGGTCCAATATCGGCAAGCTGGCAGCCACGGATTACGCAGCGTTTATCACCGCCGCAAATGACCATGGGGCATATAATTTAGCAGTAGGCGATTACGCTGCTGCCGTGACGATGATTGCTGTTACAAACGACAACCGGGTGTACAACTCAGCGACAGGCGATTACGCCGTCACAACAGCAATTACGGGCGACACATGAACACGTACACAGCAGGCACACTGATCCAGTTAAATTTGGCCGTTACAACGCCAGCAGGTAGCCCGATAAGTCCGACAACGGTCACATTTAAGATACAAACTCCCGATGGTGTCGTCACTGATTACTCCAGTTCAGTGCTTGTAGTGTCGACTGGCGTATATTACGCGCAGTTTAACCCGGTGCAAGTCGGGCTGCATCAGTATGAGTGGATCGGTACCGGCGTAGCCCAGGTAGCGTCTGTCAGCCAGTTTTTGGTAAATCAAAGTACATTTTAATGACTATTTTTGCTTTTTTTCGCCGTTTTCTCCCTAAAAATAAGGCGCAGGAAGTCACCCAAAAAGCGTCTGAACCAGGGCCGGAGCGTATTGAAAAGCTCATTAAAGCGATGCATATTAGTGCTGAAGCGGTGGCAAAGATACGTTTAACGAGCGAACCGGCACACCCCACGTTTAATTCAGCCTTTGAGCTGCCTAGTATCGCACCAGGCGTCGTGCCGGCAGGCGAAAAACTGGCGCTTGATGAATATTTAGGGCAGGCATACGAATGGGCGCGCGCGGGTAATTTTCAGGAAGGGATCGGTTTCTTAGGTTACCCTTATCTGGCAGAATTATCACAGCGCCCTGAATATCGTCAGATAACTGAAATTATTGCGCAGGAGATGACACGGCGCTGGATTCGGTTTACCTCAAAAGGGGATGACGATAAATCGAAAAAGATACAGGAAATTGAACGCGAATTCAACCGGCTAGATGTACAGAATAAAATACGGCATGTACTGGAACTGGACGGGTTTTTCGGTCGCGGTCACATCTACATCGATACAGGCGACACAGATACGCCAGACGAATTGAAACTACCTTTAGGCGACACATCAAACGAACTGTCTAAAGCCAAAGTCACCAAAAAACACCCGTTAAAAGAACTGATTGTTGTTGAGCCGATGTGGACTTACCCTTCTGCGTACAACTCAATTAACCCGTTAAAAAATAATTATTACAAGCCTGATTCATGGTATGTGATGGCGACGACTGTACATCAGTCACGTCTGCTGACATTTATCGGGCATCCGGTACCGGATCTGTTAAAAGCAGCCTATTCATTTGGCGGCTTAAGTTTATCGCAAATTGCTAAGCCGTACGTCGACAACTGGTTGCGCACACGCCAGTCCGTATCTGATTTGTTGCATAGTTTTTCAGTCATGGTTCTGAAAACGGACATGAGCACAATTCTGAACGGCGGGGCTGCTGATATGATGATTGCGCGCGCGGAAGTGTTTAATAAATTCCGTGACAACCGCAATATCATGATGATCGATAAAGATCGCGAAGACTTCATGAACGTGTCAGCGTCACTGGCAGGTCTGGACCATTTGCAGGCGCAGGCACAAGAACACATGAGCTCGGTAACGGGCATCCCGTTAATTAAACTGCTGGGGATTACGCCTAGCGGTCTGAATGCATCCAGCGAAGGTGAATTTGAGTCATTTAACGCGACCATTGAAGCCAGGCAGGAATCGCAAATGCGTCCGCACGTCACTAAAATATTTAACCTGGTGCAATTATCACTGTACGGCGAAATCGACCCGTCGTTAGGGTTTAAGTTTGAACCACTAGGCGTGATGAATGCCAGCGCACAAGCTAATGTGCGTAAAGTCGAAGCTGATACAGATGCGATTTTGATTAACGCAGGCGTGATAGCCCCGCAGGAATCGCGCGAACGTATCGCTACTGACGAAGATTCGAAATACGCCTCGATCGACGTGAATAAAGAGATTACACCGCCAGATGCAGATATGTCAGACGAAGAAGGACCAGGGGAATATGAACCCCACACTGAAGGGTTACATTCCAATGGCACCAGTAACTAATTAAAGAGCCGCTATGACAATTATTAACACTACGTCCCAGTCCGAATTTGAAATAGCCACTGCGACAGGAACGCCTACAGGTAAAACGGTAACAGGTGTGCAACTAATGGCGCTGGACGTGAATGGCAGTCCGCAAGCTCTGGGAATAGCAAACCCAGTACCTACATCCAGCGCACCAGGCCCTGCAACGGTAATTTCAGGCCAGCTGGGCATAGTTACAAATGGCACAGCGGTTAATTTTCCTTCGGGGACTATTACGCAAGGCGGTTTTATCCGCGCTAATATCGGCAATGTGGGCGTTGGGTTCATAGGCAATGCGGGGGTAACTAATGCAGTGTACCCCACAGCGGGCGGCGGGTACCGGCTTAATCCGGGCGACGCGATTTCGGTTATTGCCGGGACAAACTTAAATAATAACTGGGTTAACGGTACTGCTGGCGATTCCTTTGACTATTACGTAAATTAACTATGCTATCTATCCCACCAAGCTCAGTCAAACAGGTATTACCTTACAGCACATGGCGCGGTGTCGGGCCTTCGATGACACCTGTTTTACAAGGCTATAATGTCGGCGGCGGTATTTCACAGACAGTGCGCTCACGCCACTATTTGAACACCCGTTTTCGTCAGCACCGGCAAGTAATTCCGCTTTTTATGCTGCTAACCGTATCCGGGGCAGTACAGGAAGTGCAGATACCTTTCGGGCTAAATTTTCAAGTAGCATTCGAGCTGAGTTTCACAAATGCGGTTACAGGATTAACTCCGCGTCAGCAATACACGTTTAACGGTGCGAATACAGCTACTTACGCGATTATTCCAGGGGTATCAGTTAGCCAGGGCTCATCCGCAGTTACCTGCTCTAATATTCTCGGGACAATCGCGGCCGGGCAGCCTCTGTTTAACGGAACATCTGTCGTAGGGATTATTCAAACCTATTCTGGTACGACCGGAATCACCCTGGCATCTCCCTATACCGGAAACACTTTATCTAACGTAACCTGCACAAGTAACAACGGGCCAACACAACAGGCCGGCTACATTGAAACAGACATATTAGATCCAGGCGCTTATTACACACCAGGACCGCTGGCGTCACCGAATTTCTTTGGCTTGCATACCACCATGGAGAATCCGACCCAGATAATTATCGCTGGGGCGGTATTCGCTACTACGGGCAATACGCTTACTTGCACCAGCGTAAGCGGTAACGGCTTCGGCGTTGGCAGCCCGGTTTTCTATAATAATGCGCAAGTCGGCACGATAGCCACTGTCGTTTCTGCCGGAACATCCTATACCCTGGCAGCAAACGCCGCGTCTAATGGCGCAACTGTGACGGCATACGGACAGGCCCTTCCTTACTGCAAACCCGCCAGTAACTTCTTACAACGCTATCTCGGCGTACTTAACGCCACAACGGCGGCTACTGGTACCGGGTCTGCTACAGCATCCAGTACCGTAACTATTACCAGCGGTACTGCCTGGGCCAGGGGCCAGATGTTCCAGGGGCCATCAGGTTCGACTGTGCCAAACGGTACTTACGTAGTAGACACTACGGGGGCGACGGGATCGGTAACACTTACTTTAAACAATGCGGTGACCGTTTCTGGCGCCTGTACAGGCATTCTCTCCTATATCCATAGTGATCAGGCACGGTCAGGCGCGACATACACAGCCTACACCACAAGTCCTGGAGGCTCTACAACGTACATGACGCCTTGTCAAATGCAAATTTTGACAAATGCGTCAACCCCTTTTATTGCTGCAGTCGGCGATTCAATTGAATTCGGGTCGCTTGAGGGCGGGGGTATGGCATCATTTACAGGTTATATTGCCAGCAACATCATCAATGTAGTGAGTGGGCTGGGCGGCGTCGTTATGGCGACCGGCGAAACGATGTGGACAAACGGGTCAACGAATGTAGGGACCATAGGCACTAATATCTCCGGCGGCTCAACTAACGGGTCAACATGGAACACCACGGCAGCGAATATCGGTAGCAGTGGTTCACCTATTACGATTTATTTTTCACCTTCCGGTAATGCCGGTGACGCATTTGGTTCTGCTTTAGGTAATTCAGGCTGGTTAGAGCGCGGCGTAAATGAGCTCGTCGGCTATTCGATGTTCAATTTATCGAAGGGCGGCGACGCAAATATTTACTGGATGAACTCAGCCTATTCTCAATTCCGCCAGAGTTTACTGACACTGGGAAATCCGACACATGTTGTATGCGGAATGGTTCACAATGATATCTCTCATTCCTATAATTTATCGCCTACCGTTTGGGCTTCATTAGCTTCACACACTATTGGTGATGTGGTATCAGGAACAAGCGCAACGAGCGATTATGTCGCTGTTGGCGTAACTGTCCCAGGTGCCGTAAGCGGCACTACCGGACTAACCAATCTTTCCGGCACAACGTATGGTGCAAATATTGTTGATGGCACGATGGTTTGGCAATACATTGGACCTCATTCAGCAACGGGCAACCGGGAGGGCGCCACGCTTATTTTAGGTGAGATGTTTGCTGTAAACAGACTGATAAAAAATTGCTGCCCCGGCGCAAATATCATTCAGAAACTACCAACACCTGACGTTGCTACAACAACAGACATGTATGAAACAACGGCTAACCAGACAGTTACATTAGGCGGATGGTCTGGCGGGGCTGCGTCGACACGAATGACTGTATATACAGCATTAAATACGGCCAGCATTAAATCTTTGCTGCAAATAAACACGTTGATTGACCCTAACACTTATTTGGAATACGGCGGATCAGGCACCACAGGGCTATTTGTTGTCAACGGGAACCCCTGGTATGCAACCACCGAAGGAACACACCCTAACAGCGAAGGTAATGTGCTTGTGTCTTACTCCGTCACACCCGCGTCCTTCCCGTCAGTATATTAATTTATTTGTATGGGAGCACTTAAAACATTTAAGCCTGTTCATCCTAACGCAGGTATCGAAGCAGCGTATAGCCGCCAGTTACTGGCGCTGATTGATCAGATGAATAAGAGCGTTAATTTTTGGGTGTTGCAGGCATATAAAACAAACGCGCCTGAAATCGCGATGGATGCAAGCCCGGCATTTTTAATGCGCGTCTTAATGAAACGACTGAGCCGTTACTGGCTTAAAAAGTTTTCAGACCGCGCACCTGATCTGGCTAAAAGTTTCACTAAACAGTCAGGCGACTACACGACGCGGGCTTTTATGGATTCGTTAAAGCAGGCAGGTTTTGCGATCGAGTTCAAAATGACGGCTGCCATGAACGATGTGGCACAAGCCACCGTGAACGCTAATGTCGCTCTTATTAAAAGCATCCCCCAACGGCATTTAGCTGAAGTCGAAGGCATCGTCATGCGCAGCGTGCAGACAGGTCGCGATCTGGGTACGTTAAGTAAAGAGTTACAGGCAAATTTTGGGGTAACGCGCCGGCGCGCACAATTTATTAGCAGGGACCAGAATAACAAAGCTACGGCAGCAATAACAAAAGTGAGGCAAAAAGAAGCGGGAATTACCGAAGCCGTCTGGATGCACAGTAACGGCGGTAATGAACCGCGGCAGGAACACGTTAAGTGGGGTGCTGCCAAAAAAACATACAAGATTGACGAAGGTATGTATTCCGAAGTTGAAGGTAAATTTATCTATCCGGGTGAACGGCCTAACTGCCGGTGTATATCAAGGCCGGTCATACCGGGGCTGTCTTATCATTTAAGGTAGCTTATGCCGATCCGAAAAGTAACAGGTGGGTATAAATGGGGCAACCACGGCACTGTTTATTCTTCACGTAAAGATGCTGAACGCCAGGCAGCCGCTGCGCATGCTAACGGTTTTACAGGCGACGATGACACAAAATTAATGCTGGCACTTATTGACGTGCTGGAACAACTACTTGAGGGTCGACATGGCCGAAATAAGACTCGCGCTTGATAAAAACAGTGCGCGAACATACGACATTGAAGGGCGGTTGCGCGTAGCAGTTTCAAATATATCTAAAGCTAATGTGTGCCCATATATCGGCCACGAAATTCCAGACCCGGACGGCACGTTAAATCTGGATCCAAAAAAAGTCTATCAGCTATTACGCGACCCGGGCGAACTGGAAAAAGCAGCACCGACGTCGAATGGGGTGCAGCTGATGATAAAACACATTGCTGTATCGCCTGAAGACCCTAAAAAGATGGATGTTGTCGGTAGCATTGGCACCGACGCCGTTTTTAAAAAACCCTATTTGCAAAACAGTCTCATCGTATGGGACGCTGTTGCTATAGCGGGTATTGAAAGCGAAGATCAGGTTGAATTATCGTGCGGGTACCGTTACAGGGCGGACATGACACCCGGCACATACGAAGGAGTTGCATACGACGGTGTTATGCGGGATATCAGTTTTAACCACGTAGCACTGGTTACAGAGGGCAGGGCCGGCAGCGATGTCGTTGTCGGGGATTCACAATTGGAGACTTCTATGTCACGAAATTTTACATTATCGCGCAAAGCAGCGATGGCGAAAGGTGCCCTAGTGGTCTTCCTCAAGCCCAAACTGGCTAACGACGCAAAAATCGATTTAAACCCGATTTTGGATGGGGTAACTCATGCTAACTGGGAAAAGAAAAAAGTGCAGATTGCTGAAGCGATTAAAATCGCGACTAAAGGCAAACTGGCACAGGATGCGAGTCTGAAAGACCTGATGGGTTTATTGGATATGTTTTCAGCATCTGATAACGACGGTACGGACGAGTCGCCAGACGCAGATAAAGACGGCGCTACAGATCCAAAAGGAACGGAAGAGGGTGCTGAAGATGAGGATGATGATGAAGAAGCATCAGACGAAAATCCAGACGCAGACCTTGATGGTGCCAAAGCTGAAAAAGTGACAGCCGATGCTGAAAATGATAAGGCTGAAATACTTACTAAACTAAAGGCGCTATTAGCTCAACTTGAAGGTGGAGCTGCAGATGAGCCGCCAGAATTCCCTGGCAAACCTAAAAAACCTACATCCGAAAAGGAAAAACCTATGGGTGCATCAGATAAAACTGCCATGGATGCAGCGATTGCCGCCGCAGTCAAAAATTCCGAACAAAACACAACAAAACGACTGAATGACATCGCTGAAGCACGCGAAGCCGTCCGGCCGCATGTTGGCGAATTACGTGTGGCATTTGATAGCGCTGAAGCGGTATATAAAATGGCGCTGGATGCTGCTGGCGTAGATTTAACTGATGTTCCGCCGGCTGCGTATAAAGCGATGGTGAAGATGCTGGTTAAAGAGCAAACCACCCAAACCACTAAAACCCATTTGGCCCATGACAGTGCAGCCGTAGCAAGCTTCGCGTCCCGGTTCCCAACTGCGGGTCCAGTTATTCAATTAGGTTAATAGGAGAAAGTTATGTCACAATTTCAACAGCAAGTAAATATTATGCCCGCACCAGGCGTGGCGGGCGATTTTTGCTCGGCCAACCCCCGCGCGTCGGTGTTGAACGGGCCTGGTGATCCTGTAGCAGGACCTAACGGCGTTACGGTAGGGTACTTCTGCTGGGGATCGCCGCAAGGTTACGACAACGTTTCAGGCGAAGTCGATCCGTGGTCGCAGGTTAACAATACCGGAGCTGGTACACCTCTCGGTTTTATCCACCGCGAACAGCAAGCTCTGATTACTAAGTTCCTTGGATATAACACCCAGCTGGTACCTCCAGGATACCCTGTCACAGTGCATCAGGCTGGCGACTTCTGGGTAACTAATAACGGAACTACCGCCGTAACGGCAAACATGAAAGCCTACGCGAATAACGCTACAGGCCAGATTAGTTTTGCGGCTACAGGCTCTCCGCCAACAGCAGCATCAGTAACTGCTTCTTTGGTAGCCAATAGCGCTGCGACATCAACCATTGCGGTTAATACAGCAACAACCAGCACTATTGCAGGTACCACACTCACTATGGGTGCGTTATCCAGCGGCGGTTTTGTTGCAGGTCAGACTCTGACTGGCACCGGTGTAGCTGCAGGTACAACGATCGTTGCGCAGTTGACAGGTACCGCTGGCGGTTCTGCTGGCGCTACCTTCCAGGTAAATATTAGTCAGACAGTACCTAGTACCACGATTACTGCATCAGGCGGCATGTTTACCGCCGGCTCTGCATTGTCAGGTACGTTTGCTGTCGGGCAGACATTATCAGGAACGGGCGTATCGGCAGGAACAACCATCACTGCCTTTATTTCAGGTTCAGGCGGTCTGGGTACTTATGCTGTCAGTATCAGCCAAACCACCACATCAACAACCATTTCAGCATCAGGCGGTACTTTGGTTGTTTCTGCTGTTGGTTCCGGCGCGATCAGTATTAATGACACGATTACTGGCGGCACTATCGCCGCAAATACGCAGGTCACAGCACAGGTTTCTGGTGCTACAGGCGGCGTTGGCAGTTATCTGACTAATACATCTACCGCATCAACAAGCGGTACTGTGACAGTCTTGGGCGCCACTGAAACTAAGTGGTTTGCGATGTCCCCCGGCGCGGTCGGTGAACTCATTAAGATGAGTTCATGGGCTATCGGCTAATCTGCTAATTTAAAAAAGGAAATAACATGAAACGAAATTTAGAATTAGCGATGCTCGAATCGCGGTACGGTATTGTGGGACCCGCTGGCGAATTGTTTGACTATTTGCCAGAAGGTGCTGCAGAACGTATGGCGTTGGATGCACAGCCCGCGTTGGTTACCGTCAGCAACTCCGGTATCCCCTCCTTCCTGGCTAACTACCTTGACCCTAACCTGGTCCGTGTTTTAGTCACCCCGAACCGCGCCGCCGCTATTTTGGGCGAAGCGAAAAAAGGCGACTGGACTATGGCTACAGCGATGTTCCCGACCATTGAAAACGGCGGTGAAGTATCGAGCTACGGCGACTACTCTGAAAACGGTACCGTCACAGCAAACGCCACCTTCCCGCAACGTCAATCGTACCATTATCAGACGATTACGCAATGGGGTGAAAAACAACTGGAAATGGCGGCTTTAGCTAAAATCGACTGGGCGGCGCGTTTAAATATTGCTTCTGCAATCGTGTTGGATAAATACCAGAACAATACTTATTTTTACGGCGTGCAAGGTTTGCAAAATTACGGGTTGTTAAATTCTCCTGATTTACTTCCTTCACTTGCGCCAGGTGTGAAAGCATACAACTCAGGAACGTCAGGGCCGTGGATTACCAACGGTGCAGTAACAGCGACAGCGAATGAAATCTACACAGATATTCAGTCGCTATTCAGTTTAGTTGTATCGCAATCCGGTGGCCTGGTTGAAATGGATTCGCCGATGACTTTAGCAATGTCACCAGCGTCCAGTGTTGCTTTAACCACCACTAATCAGTACAACGTCAACGTTGAAGATTTACTGAAAAAGAACTTCCCTAAACTGCGTATTGAAACTGCACAGCAGTATTTAAATACGTCAGCAGGAAATATGGTTCAGTTGATTGTTGATGAACTTGACGGGCAAAAAACCGGCTTCTGTGCATTCACTGAAAAAATGAGGGCACACAAGATGGTCGTTAAAATGTCTAGTTTCGAACAGAAAAAGTCGCAGGGAAGTTGGGGCGCTATTATTTTCCAACCTTTTGCAATCAGCTCGATGGTAGGCGTATAAGTAGTATTTTGTAGTTTAATCGCAAGACGAAAAAGGCATTCTTATGAATGCCTTTTTATTTTATGGAGATTTAAAATGGCCGAACTCCCCAAGCTATCATCCGGCAATACAGTCAGTGTTGGATGCAAGATTCCTAACGGGATCCACATGGATTTTCTGACACCTGGCAAACCTCTTCGCCGCGTTACTTTACGCGGTACAAACGCATCGCGCGTTATAGGAGGTTTTGGTATTACTGAAAACGTACCGAAAGAATTTTTTGACGAGTGGATGCGGCTGAATGCAGAACACCCGGCGGTTGTGAATGGTTTTATTTTTTCAATGAATAAAACAAACGATGCCGAAGCCAGAGCAACTGAGATGAAAGCGGAAAAGAACGGGTTTGAACCTTTAGATCCTGATAAGCCTGGTAAAGACTTAAAAAAATTCACCGTGGCAGATTAATTTAAAGGCGTAATAATGTCAGTCGTATTTAACTACTCCACATGGGCACTTCGTTTTCCGGCTCTTGCGGCGAACGTACCAGAAACGCTGGCGCAACTTTATTTTAATGAAGCCTGTCAATATTGTGATAACACCGGATGCAGTCTGGTTACAGATGACAGTATTGGCGGGCAACGCGAGACATTTTTAAATTTAATAACGGCGCACATAGCCACATTAAATTCAGGTACTGCGGCGCAACCTGCTACAGGCATCGTAGGCCGCATTAATAGTGCGACTGAAGGAACTGTTACCGTACAGCTTGAGAATAAATATCAGGAAGGTACAGCGCAGTGGTGGCAGCAAACGCAGCCGGGCTCTAGCTACTGGGCGATGTCGAATCAATATCGCAACGCATTGTACGTTGTAACCCGCCCACGTAATTTCTGGCCATCATGAGCGCGTCATTTAAAAGTTCAGGAACACTGAACGCGAGATTAGCAGAGTTAGCGACGAATTTAAAGGCAGCCCAAAAAGTCCACGTAGGGTTTTTGGAATCAGCAACCTACGAAAATAAGCCTGTTGCTTACATTGCGGCGATACAGGAGTTCGGCGATCCAGGTTCGGGCATCCCTCCCCGACCTTTTTTCCGCACGATGATTGCGAATGAAAAAAACCATTGGGGGCAGGATATAGCGAAAAAGTTATTGGCTACTAATTACAATGCTAAACAGTCATTAGATCAGATGGGGCAGGAAATAAAAGCCGAATTGCAGACATCGATTATCGATCTGGTCGCACCGCCCTTATCGCGCACAACAATTATGCTGCGCGCCATGCGCGCTGCAGACCCAACGTTAGGCGATAACGGAAACCCGATATCGTACGCGACAGTAAATGAAGCGCGTGCCAGGGTTGCGGCAGGCGAAAGCACAAATGGGGTATCAGAAAAACCACTGATAGATTCAGGGCACATGCTGAATAGCGTGGATTACGAGGTAGACCCGGAATGAACTTGCACAATATCGTAGCGCCAGTTATAGCCGCAATTAACCCGTGGCTTACCGCTTCTTATCAGCAGTCCACAACACCTACAATTGGCATCGATTTTACGCAGACACCAGGATATTTGCCGGCAGTAAATGTTCAGGTGCAAAAGCAACCGATTCAGTGGAAAGATTTACAGCAAGTTAGCGGACTGAATTTAGTCGGCGAAAAATGCGTGATGTATGTTAGCGGTAACTGGCAAGGCGTATCACGACCAGCCAGTAAAGGCGGCGATTTAGTTACGCTGCCGGATGGCACTGTCTGGCTGGTTATTATGCCACTTGAAAACTGGTATTCGACGGACGGATGGACAAAAGTAGCGTGCGTTTTGCAAAACGGGAGTTAAATAGTGGTGACGGCGACGATTAGCATTACTGAAGCCGATCTGTTTCAGACTCTCGGCAATTTTTTAACTTACGTACTACCCTCCGGGACGCCTGTCGTAAAAGCGCAGACAAACCGCGTGGCAGAACCAGCAAACACTAATTTTGTCACGATGACACCATCGTTACGACAACGTTTAGGATTTAACTGGACTGAATTTAGCGACGGGTACCCAAGTACAGCCTCAGTGCAAACAGATAACGCGCCTACTGACGTGTCAGTTCAGTTAGATATTCACGGTCCGCTGGCGGCCGATAATTTACAGATACTGACAACATTGTTCTGGTCAGGCTGGGGGTGTGATCAGTTCGCCACATCTGGATTCGATATTACACCGCTATGGTGCAGCACTCCGGTTCAGGCACCTTTTTTAAATGCAGAACAGCAGATTGAAACGCGCTGGACTGTGGACTTTCATATGCAGGTAAACGCTGTTGTCACAATCACCCAACAATTCGCTGCAGCACTGGACGTTGAACTGGTTTCTGTAGAAGCGGTGTATCACCCTTAATTTAATTTCACAGCTTGCTTTTAGCAGCTTTTATATGGAGTAACGCATGAGTACAATACCAGCATCGGCCATTGTCCAGGTCAACCCCAGTGTTTTATCGGCCGGCGGTTCTGGCTTAGATTTATCCGGGCTATGTCTGGATAACGGCACTCGCACACCAATCGGAACAGTTCCTTCATTTCCTTCAGCACCCGCTGTCGGTGCATATTACGGATTAGCTTCAGTACACTACGCTAACGCTCTTATATATTTCGCGGGTTTTCAAGGTTCGAACATTAAGCCTGGCGCATTATTGTTTGCGCAATACAACCAAAACGCCGTACCCGCATATATCCGCGGCGGTGCAACAGCGGCTTTATCACTGACAGCGTTACAGGTTCTTAGCGGCACGTTAATCGTCACTGTAGAAGGCGTACAGAAAACGTCGGGGGCGATCACTTTATCTGCGGCTACCAGCCCCGCAAACGCTGCGACGATCATTACCACAGCATTCGGCGCGTACGACGGTGTTACCAGCGCCGCGACAACTATCGCTACAGGCACGACAACCAGCGTAACAGGCTCAATCACCGGCTATACCCTGACAGTGACTGCTGTCGGTTCAGGCGCTTTAGTTGTCGGCGGCGTACTGTCTGGCACAGGCGTTACGACAGGTACAGCGATTACGGCACAACTTACTGGCACGACGGGAGGTATTGGCACTTATACTGTCAGCCTTAATCAGACAACAACATCAACCACGATTACGCAATCATACGGGTTGATGACTGTTGCAGCGATGTCGTCAGGTACTCTGTATGTCGGATCAGTCATATCAGGAGGTACTACTGCAGCCGGTACAACCATTACAGCTCTGGGCACCGGTACAGGTGCAGCAGGTACATATATTACGTCAGGCGGCGCGCAAACAGTATCTGCGACCACAATCAGTTCAGGTCCGCTCACCTGTACTTATGATAGCGTTTCCGGTAACTTCGTTTTAACCGGCGGCGCCCCCGGTGCAGCAGGTACGATTGGTTACTGTACCGGCACACTGGCTACTGCTTTGTCGATGACTTCGGCGACCGGGGCCGCATTGTCGCAAGGCGCGGTACCTGGAACACCTGCAGCCTTCATGGCGGGCATCGTCGCGCAGACAACTAACTGGGCAACTTTCTTTACCCTGTTCGATCCTGATAATGGTTACGGCAACGTGAATAAACAGGCGTTCGCTAACTGGGACGGCTTGCAAAATAGCGAATTCGCTTATGTTGCGTGGGATCTCGATATCACTCCGACGCAATCGAACGCAGCAACAAACAGTCTCGGCTATATTCTTAAAAATAACTCAACTTCGGGAACTATTTGCGTTTACGACCCAAATAACACCGGACTGGCAGCTTTTACTTCAGGTTCTATTGCATCGATCGATTTCACGCAGTTAAACGGACGTTCGACACTGGCGTTTAAATCGCAGTCCGGATTTACGTCAACTGTCTCGTCACAGACTGTATCTTCTAATCTGATCGCTAACGGATACAATTTTTACGGCTCTTACGCGACAGCCAATCAGGGTTTCCAGTTTTTTAATCCAGGCCAGATTTCAGGTCAGTTCCAGTGGGCGGATAGCTACGTTAATCAGATATGGATGAATTCAGCGTTCCAGCTAGTGTTAATGACACTGCTGACCAGCGTGAAAGCTATTCCTTACAACTCGCAAGGTTACGCTTTAATTCGCGCAGCGTTAAGCACAGTGATTACGCAAGCGGGTAACTTCGGCGTATTTCAGCCAGGCGTTCAGTTATCTGCTTTGCAGATTGCCGAAGTCAATACGGCGGCAGGCACGCCGATCGATGCGATTTTGTTTTCACAAGGGTATTATTTGCAGATTTTGCCTGCCACTGCGCAGGTGCGGGGGGCCCGCGGTTCTCCGCCGATGACTTTTTGGTACATGGATGGCGGATCAGTACAAAGCATGAATTTAGCCTCAGTCGAAGCTCAATAATAAAGGATATTCACCATGAGCATTACTTCAGCAAACAGTACCCTTTATCTGGGCGTAACAAGTTTGTTTAACACCCCGCAACAAATGATAGGCTTCGCACAAGATGACGCCTATGAGGTTGACGCGGTAGATCCTGTCGAAGCCCTGATCGGCGTTGACGGAATTATGTCGACTGGCTGGGTGCCGCAGATTAAAATTATGCACGTCACCCTGCAACCGGATAGTGTGTCGAATGTCTTTTTCGAGGCGTGGTACGCATCGCAGGAAGCGCAACGTGAAATTTATCAGGCATTCGGTACGATATATCAGCCTGGCATCTCACGGGCATACGCGTTAACGAATGGAGTTCTGGCTAATTACACGCCTTTAGCTGCGGGTAAGAAAGTGCTGGCACCGCGCCGGTTTCAGATCAAATGGCAAACAATCTTAGGAGCACCTGCATAATGCGTAAAACCGCAACCATTACGATCGCGGCGGAAGGACGGGATAAAGGCAAAGTATTTCAGCTGAAAGAATTGCCTGCTTCACAAGCTGAACGTTGGGCGATGAAAGTTTTTCTGGCTTTGGCTAAAAGTGGCGTCGATATACCGGAAGATGTCATGCAATCAGGTATGGCAGGGATCGCTGCCGTCGGGTTCAAAGCTTTAGCGGGTATGAATTACTATGATGCGGAACCGCTGATGGATGAGATGTTCCAGTGCGTGCAGGCCGTGCCAGACCCGGGTAAACCGGCGGTGCTTCGCAATCTGATTGAAGATGACATCGAAGAAGTGCAAACCCGGTTGTTGCTACGTAAAGAGATTCTTCTGTTGCACGTAAATTTTTTGCCAGCCGCCGGAAACACGCTGTAAGATTCGGCGGCATACCTGATCAGCGCCGTATTGATTATCTGAATGTCCCCCGTACGCTCGGGATGGTACTTTCGCATAAAATGGCGACGCTGGAACAATTAGATACGATTTACAGTGTTGAAGATGTGTACGATATGATCGAAATAATCATGGTAGATAACTACAACACGAATCTTGACAGAGAAGAATAATGCCGACAGTAATTGATTCTTTTGTTGTATCGTTAGGGCTTGACGCTAAAGGCTTCACGCAGGGGCAGAAAGACGCGGCCAAAGCGTTGACAGATATGGAACGTCAGTCCGTTAAAACGGGTCAGCAAATAGAAAAGGCAGGTAAAGCATCAGTAGCCGCGTTCAGCTCTCTGAAACGGGAATTGTTTGCAGTTATAGGGCTGCTTGTTGCGGGGGCAGGCGTTAAGTCGTTTATCGGCGGTATGCTGGATATGACGGCATCAGTAGAGCGAATGTCGACTAATTTTGCGTTAAATAAGCGCAGTATTTTTGAGTGGCGCGTAGCAGCTGAACAGGCAGGGGGAACGGCTGAAGAAGCCACAGCCGCAATCTCTAAAGCGAATGATGAGTTTGCGCGATTTCATAAATACCGTGAAGTTAGTCAGGGCGTTCTGGTCAATGGTGTCGATATTTCTGGTGCTTCAGACGGATTAGATTTACTGCTTAAAAAATCAGAAGCCATTGCGCGTGTAAGGAATAACGTACTAAATAAAGGCGGCTCGCAGGGGCAAGCTGAAGCAGCAGGCAATTTAGCGACATCCGAACTGGGTATCGCGCTAAGTTTGTACCCGATTCTGAAAGATGGCCCGGAAGGAGCTAAAAAATTATTGCAGGCGAATAAAGCTTTAGTTGATCAGGAATTAAAACTAGCTGCGGATTCTGAAAGTTTACGTAAAGAATGGAACAAAGTAACTAATAGTTTATCGGCTGCTGGGCTTAGCGTGTTAAATCATTTTATGCCAGCGATAAAAAAATTCGCAGACTATTTGTTAACCCCGGAATTTCAGACTGATTTAGATAAATTAACGCAAGGCGCAGCTGATGTAGGCGACGCTTTAGTGTGGCTAGCTCGTAAATTAAAATGGGTTATAGGCGATAGTTCGCCGACAGGGGATACCCCCCGCGTTAAAGGTAAAAATGGATACACCTACAAAGACGGCGTAATCGATAAAAACGATCCAAATAACTATGTTGGCGGCACCACAGCAACCGGGCACACGTTAAATGATGCGAATCCAGAGTATCAGCAAGCATTACGCGTTCAGGGATACGAAAACGCGACTAATTTAAATGAAAAAAAATTGCGCATCACTAATAAATTAAAAGCGATGGGCTATACGACGGATCAGGCGCGCGCCATCGCAGGAAATTTACAAGCTGAAAGTGGGCTAGATACCGGAGCTTACAATCCGCGGGGCGGAGGGCAAGGTGCGAGAGGGTTAGGTCAATGGCGCGGCGCGCGGCAAGATGCGTTCAAAAAAATGTTCGGGCATGGCGTTGAAGGTAGCACTGAAGATGAACAACTGAAATTTCTGAAATATGAATTGGATACGAACTTAAGGTATAAAAACGCCTTGTCAGGATCGTCAGTAGGTGCAATGACTGAATCATTCGCCCGTATTTATGAAGCGCCGAGCGCTGCAGAGTTATCATCGTCTTTGAAAAAACGGCTAGGCTACGCGGGGGCGCTCGGGGCGAATGCAACAGCAGTGGGCAAGAGCGCCAGTAATTCGTCATCAACTACGGTGAATATCGATTCAGTTAATATAAAAACAGCAGCAACCGATGCACCAGGTATTGCAGGGACGATTAAACCTGCGATTCAGGTGGCGATGGCGACGACTGGAGTGCAATAATGGGTTCAGGTATCCCCCAACTGGTTAACGATATCGGTTTAGCCGTCGACGTTGCGGTTTTGCTGACTTCCGATATTATTATCGGCGCTAACGGTTTAGTTAACTCCGCGCAGCAAGCCAATAATCAGGGCGTTAATCAGGCAATTTATAACGGCATATACGCAGGTATCACTCAAACGCCGATTAAACTGCAGTGGGGTATTTATCTTAATGGTGTACCGGTCTTGCAGCCAGATACAGTGCTGTCACTTGAATACCATAAAGAATCGAGCGTACCAGATTATCCAGTTGAAGGCGGCTCCTTTGGGCAGTACAATAAAATTGCAAAACCCTATGAGGCACGGATACAGATGGCTGTTGGCAGCAACGGACCTGACGGGTCGGCTAACAGGGCATTTTTTTTAGATGATTTAGAAACATTGGAAGCCAGTTTCGATCTGTATGATATTGTCACGCCAGAAAAAACATACCTGAATGCGAATATCACCGGGTTTGATTACCGGCGCACATCTGGTCAGGGTGCCGGTATGATTGTCGCTGATATTTCGCTGGTCGAAATCAGGGTTAGTACTTCTGCAGCATTTAGCAATACGGCGCAACCTGATGGTGCTGCGGCCCAGCCAAATCAGGTAACACCCCAACCACCGCCGGTTAACGCCCCGGCGGCCTCGACTGTTTTAGGAAATTAGCTATGCAAACTATCCCGCTGATTGATGAATATGCACAAACGATCACGGTAGGGTTAGGCGGCCAGAATTGCACAATTAATTTATACCAGAAGTCGACCGGATTCTTTTGCGATCTGTATGTAGGCGGCACACTTATTGTGGGCGGCGTACTGTGCAATAACTGGACCAAAATAGTCCAGAATACCTATCTCGGTTTTCTGGGTGATCTGGCTTTTTACGATACGCAGGGAACAAATCCCCCAAGTAGTCCGGGACTCGGCGCGCGATATCTTCTTTATTATTTACAGGTATCTGATTTGAACGGGGCAGGTTGATGAGTTTCGTTAAACGTGTCATTGAAGTCACGCTCACATTAGGTACAGGCGATTTTGGAAACGGTCTTGGTAGTAGCGTAACGTTGTCAGGTTATCGTGTCCGGTGCGATTGTCAGATTCATGGCGGCGATGCTGGCGCCGCCGTACAGTTGCGTATATCCGGGGTAACGCTTCCGCTAATTAACCAGTTAACATGTCTTGGCCAAATTTTAGGCCAGTACAAAGGCGGTAATACAGTACGGGTTGCGGTCGGAAATAGCGGTTCAGCATTGACAACTATTTTTACAGGCTCGATTATCACCGCTTGGGGTGACTTTGCGTCGCCGCCCGATTCAGCATTGAATATTACCGCGATAGCCTATTTATGGCACGCAGTGTTGCCGGTGAACGCCTCAAGTTTTCCTGGTACAACGTCCATAAATACGATATTTCAGGCTATCGTAGCAGGTATGAATAATGCGGTGCCTTCACTTAATCTGACTTATTCCAATCCGCAAAATATTGCTACGACACTGACTAATATGTATCTTCCAGGGTCAGGCTTAGATCAGATCCGTGAATGCGCGGCGGCGGCAGGTGTAAATTATAAAATAGAATTAGGCGTATTGACGATATGGCCGGTGAATGGTTTTATCCCGAATATAGGGTTAATACCTATCATATCGCCTAGTAACGGTCTGGTTAGTTACCCTACTTTTTCACAACAGGGGGTTGATATAAAAACTGTATTTTTACCGAATCTGAGTCAGGGCAACCGATTTACGGTAACTGACAGCGCATTAACACTGGCTAATAACACCTGGACCATTGCTTCTGCTGTACATACGCTGGAAAGCGAAACGCCGGGCGGCGCGTGGTTCACAGTATTAAAGGGGATATGGGTTGGATGATGATGCTTATCAGAGTACGGCGACTGCAGCTAATATGCAGGGCGACTATAACGCGCTGATCTACACAATAACCCAAATACTAAATCGCAAACACACAGCAACATTAGTGCAGGTTGTTTCAGTCACTAATACGGGCACAGACGCCGCGGTTGGATTCGTTAGCGTACAGCCCCTAATTAATCAGACGGATGGATACGGTAACGCTATACCTCATTCTATTTTGAGTGGTGTGCCTTATTTCCGTATGCAGGGAGGGGCGAACGCAATAATTTTAGACCCACAAAAAGGCGATATCGGGCTGGCAGTTTTTGTTGAAAAAGACATCAGTAAGGTCGTGGCTAATAGCGCGTCAGCGTCATCCTCTACGGCAGGCACACCTAATAATCCGTTACTAAGCAACCCCGATTCGAACCGTCGGTTTTCCATGTCAGATGGCGTGTATTTTGGCGGATTTTTGAATGGGATACCAACGCAATACGTTCAGTTCAGTGCGACCGGTATAACGCTGGTATCGCCAAATCTGATCGAGCTGCAGGCAACGGATATTAAATTAGTTGCACCTACTATAGAGCTTAACGCAACATCGTCGGTCACAGTGACGACACCTACATTTACGGTTAACGGTAACGCAGTGGTGACAGGCAGCGTGGCGGCGACTGGCGATGTAACAACAGCAGTAGGTGGGGGTCACAGTTTAACTACGCACCATCATCAGGTGGTTAACGTACAGACCGGCAGTTCAACTATCAACACAGGAACTACAGTTTAATGAACACATTATTTTTGCTGCCGTCGACCTGGGATTTAGCGCAAGATGCTTTCGGTAACATCGCAATGTCAACCGAACCTTACTCACTGGTGCAAGACGCGGCCAGTACCGTCAGGACATTCGCAGGCGAAGTTTATTATGATACGACGCAAGGACTGCCTTATTTCACTCAGATTTTCGGTGTCACCCCTATACCCTATGAACTGATCCGCGCTAACGCTATTGCAGCAGCGAATACAACACCTGATATCGCTTCGACACAACTGTTTTTTACCGGGCTTGTTAACCGCAGTTTATACGGTCAGCTTCAGGTGACGTCTGTAACCGGCGCAACAGCAGCTCTGGCTGTACCACTATCAGGCGGGCAAGGCGTACAGGGCGCGCAAACATTCACATTAGATGCATCCGTGTTAGGCGGCGGCGACATTTTAGGATGACTATGAAAAAAATTATCGTGTTTGTGCTGTTTCTGTCGGCGGGTGCACTGCTTTATTCGCAGACAACAGGATTTCCCTGGTCTGAAGGTCAGACAGTAACAGCGACATCCCTGAATAATGCTTTTACTGCACGCGTAACTTATACCTCTGGCCCACTCTTAAAATACGGTGTGATGCTGGGAAACGGTTACGGCGACAGCCAGACGCTTAATAACTACGGTCTGAGTAGCTACGTACTAACATCTAACGGTCCTGGTGTACCGCCTTACTGGGCGCCGGGCGGCGGCGGGTCATTTACTTACCCAGGTGCCGGGATACCTAATTCGTCCGGATCTGCATGGCTTCCTTCTTACGCTACAACCGGAACAGGTAACGTTGTTTTATCTAACGGCGGCACTTTAGTCGCCCCTGCGCTGGGTATGCCAGCGTCAGGCGATATAACGAATCTGACAGGTACGTGCGCTGCTTGTAATATTAGCGGAAACGCAGCAACAACTACATTGGCCGCTGAAGCGACCGCTACAGCGGGCGGGACCACGAATACTATTTCCTACCAGACAGCGCCAGGTGTGACGGCCTATATCACGGCGCCGGTATCATCATCAACATTTTTAGAGTGGAACGGCACATCTTTTATTTGGGGCACTTCACCAGGAGGCTTCACTAACCCGATGACGACGGCGGGCGATCTGATTTACGGCGGCGCCAGCGGCACCCCAACCAGATTACCAACAGGGTCAGGCGTTCTTGTTGGCGGTACCACACCAAGCTACAGTTTAAATGTGCCCGGCTTAACGGCAGGCTACGCCACCTTAGCGGCTACAGCGGTTAATGTGTACGGCGGATCAGTCAGCACAAACAGCGTAACACTGACCAGTGGGCGTGCAGGCACATTTACCTGCACATCGGGGGGATCGATCACGATCACAAACACGAATATATTATCAACGTCTAACGTTATCATCTCAACGAATACCCCAGGCGGTACTGTTTCATGGACGCCAAACATTAAAACGATTACCAGCGCGACGTCTTTTGTTGTTATTTGCGCTACCTCAGACACCAGTATTTATAATTACGTCATTTTGAATTAAATGGTACCAGGCTATTAATAATTAGGATTCTCAATGTCGACAAACGTACCATTTCCAAGTATAGGCACGAACGGTTGGGTACCGCCAACTGAAGAAGCAATACTGACTGGCGTTCAGGCGGATTTAAACCAGGCTTTCGGCGGTAATCTTAATCCTGCACTGACATCGCCCCAAGGTCAGTTAGCGACATCGCTGACAGCGATTATTGGCGACGTGAATAGTCAGTTTTTGACGCTGATGAATAATGTCGACCCTGCGTTTTCTTCCGGGCGGATGCAAGACGCTATCGGGCGCATTTATTTTATGACCCGTATCGCTGCGCAGGCCACTGTCGTTACCTGCACCTGCATAGGCGCTGTCGGGGCAATTATACCTATTAACGCTACGGCGATCGATCAGGCAGGCAATATCTATCTGGCCACAGCAGGCGGAACAATCCCAACAGGCGGCAGTATATCGCTGACGTTTGAATGCAGTACCGCCGGACCTATCGCCTGCCCTATCGGCTATTTAAGTTCTATTTACAAAACGGTACCTGGCTGGAACAGCATTTACAACCCGGCTGCAGGTGTAGTCGGGTACAACACGGAGACACCCCAGGCATTCGAATTGCGCCGCGAACAATCTGTCGCGATTAATGCGCAAGGTAGTCTGCCGGCGGTTGTGTCGGCCTTATTCGCCGTAGCTGGCGTGGAAGATGTTTACGTTATTCAGAACCCGCTACCCATTGCGAGCGGCGCTGTTGTTACAGGCAGTATTTCAGGCACAACGTTCACTGTTACTGCAGTAGCATCCGGTACTGTTGCGGTCAATCAGATGCTGACAGGAAGCGGTATTACGCAAGGCACTTATATCACATCGCTGGGTACAGGCACAGGTAGTACGGGAACATACGCGCTGAATTTTTCACAGACTGTCGGCAGTGAATCCATCACCTGTGCAGTAGGCGGTGTTCAGTTGCTGCCCAACTCAATTTATGCGTCTGTATATGGCGGCGTTGCACAAGCAATCGGTAACGCCTTGTGGGCTAACGTCAGTCCCGGGTGTAACTACAACGGAAATACGACCGTGACAGTGTATGACACCGCTTCAGGTTATAACCCGCCCTACCCGTCTTATCAGATTGCTTTTGAAACACCGGCGGCCACACCAATACTGTTTAGTATTTCTATGCAGTTAAATAGTAATACGCCTTCTAACGCTATCGCTTTAGTTCAGGCTGCGGTAATTCAGTCTTTTGCAGGGCAAGACGGCGGCACTAAGGCGCGTATTGGCAGTTCTCTTTATTCCAGCAGATACTACGCTAATATTGCCGCGCTCGGTTCGTGGGCGGTTATTTACTCAATAGAATTAGGCGTTACAGCACCGACGCTAAGTTCGGTGTTGATGGCAGCGAATCAGGTTCCGACTTTATCAGCAACGAATATCGCCGTAGTTTTCTCTTAATATGCAAAATTTAGAACAAACAATTCTTGCTCAGTACGCCAATTCGCCAACACTAAATAGTGTGGTTCAGGCATGGAATTCTGAGTTAGACCCAACAACTAATATCAATAATTTTTACAATAACGTATGGAATATTGAAACGGCGACCGGCTACGGTCTGCAGGTGTGGGGGCGTATCGTTAATATCGGTAACACGGTGAGTTTGCCTGCGGGTATGCCATTTGGTTTTGAAGAAGCAACAACAGCCAGCGCGGCGGAATTCGGGCAGTCCAATTTCTATAACGGAACGCAAACAACCAGTAATTACGTGTTGTCAGATCCAGTGTTCAGGACGCTTATTCTGGCTAAAGCGCTCATGAATATCAGCACATCGACGTCATCTGCCTACAACCAGATTTTAATGGCGTTATTCCCCGGCAGGGGAAACGCTTACGTAACAAATTTAGGTAACATGCAGGCCAGGCTGACTTTCGAATTTACGCTGCAGCCTTACGAATTAGCGATTATTAAGCAGACAGGAGCGATCACACCACCGACCGGCGTTCTGTTTGATGTTATGCAGGTTCAGTTGCCTTTTGCTTTTGGTTTTGCTGAAGCCGATGGCGGGTCAGCTTTTCCTGCCGTCGTTATTAATTCTATTTACGCCGCGACGTGGCAGGGTAACCAATTACAGTACACAACACCCCGGACTAACTATCTGGACAATGCAGCATTAAATGTGCTGACACAATGTACGGCCACCTATAATAATGCAACGTCACCAGACGGTACAACTGATGCTACGTTAATCACACTAAGCGCAGCAGTTACCGCGCCAGTTTGCGGATGGACTTCAGCAGGCACACCTTTTTCGTCCACTAATTTTTCAGGGTTAGCAACTACTTTTTCTGTTTATGTTTTGGTTGGCACACTAACCTGCACGGTTGATCTGTTCATTAATGACGGCAGCGGAACGCTGCAGGCTAACAGTACGGTAAATATTGCCACAGGCGCGATTACGAATATAGCTGCCGGGGGTGTTGTAGTTACTCCTTTAGCGGGCGGCTGGTATTGCTTCGCCATAACGGCTACGTTTGCCGGCGGCTCTGCAAACGGTTACGAATGCTATGTCACGCCAGACGCCAGTTCAGCTAACGATAACCAGACATTTTGGATTGCTAATTCACAGTTT